TGAAGCCTCAGACTCCGGGTTATGACGCCCAGGGTCGTCCGCTACCACCGCCCGATCAGACGGTCACAGAAACTACCACAACCTCCGAGGGTGATGGCGACGGTGGGTCTCAGCAAGGTCCACCGGCAACTCCGAAGAAGCCGACCACGACCGGTGCACCGGCACCATACGCCGGAACCGAGCTGCAGAGGATTGGCCGATGAAGATCCGGGGACTCACCGCGGAGCAGGTCGACCTGCGCGTCGAGGTTTTCAACACCCTCATGCTCAAGGGCATGCATCAGGTGTGTAAGACCGCTGCGAATCACATGCTCGCGCTCACGGCCGCGGGTGTGTCGGATGGCGAGCTCTCCAACGCGGTCGACTCGCTCGGTGGGATGAACGCCCAGTGGGGTGACTACGCTGAGTCAACGCTACAGCCGTTCCTCGTCAAGACGGCGCACGAGGCGGGTCAGGCAGTCGCCACCCCACTGGGCGTTGATGCCGATCCACAGGTGCAGTTCCTCACGCAGATGGAGGGGTGGGTCTCCGACTTCGCCGGTGACATGTGGCAGACCGCGAAGACCGCACTCATCACGGGTGCGCAGGACGGCGAGTCGATGGCTGAGCTCGCCAACCGCGTTGAGCAGGTGACGCAGGTCAAGGCGAAGAAGGCGCACGCCATCGCCCAGACCGCCGTCATTGCCTCGATCAACGGTGGCGAGTGGCACCAGATGATGGCGATGGCGAAGCAGTTCGACGTCAACGGCATGAAGGAGTGGGAGGCGACCGAGGACTCGCATACCCGACCCGCGCACCACGCGGCCGACGGCCAGCGCGTGCCGATCGACTCGCACTTCGTCGTCGGTGGCGAGTTCATGCTCTTCCCGGGTGATCCAACCGCGTCCGCGAGCCAAGTGGCGAACTGCCGGTGCACGACGCTATACGATCTGGATGTGGAAGACCAGATCACGGCCTCCCAGACCTCCTCAGAGACGCAAACGACGGCGTCCGCGGTAGGTATCAACGGTCTACCGGCGGGCCAGCCACTCACCGCGGCGGTTAACGCTGCGTTCAACGCTCAGCACCCACGTGGCAAGGACGGCAAGTTCATCAAGAAGGGTGAGGGCCTGCCGGAGCACGTGCTCCAGGGTCTCATCTTTGCCAAGAAGGATATCACCTGGGATCTCTGGACCCCGGAGGAGAAGGATCACTTCATCTCCGAGGTCAACGACGTCTCACTCAAGCAGTGGGACAACCTCAAGACCGCTGACAAGGAACACATCAAGAAGCTCACATCCGACGCGGTCGATGATGGTCAGCACGGTGCCGCGAAGGCGTCACTTCATCTCGATAAGCTCGTTGAGGACCAGGGCAACTCCGGTGCGCTCGATGACGGGTCGAATGTCTTCGATCCAAACACGCCGCTTCCCAAGCCGTCAGAGAGCGGTGCCAAGGCTGAGATCGACAAGGCGTTCAAAGACGGTAAGATCGGTGTGAACCAGCAGCATAAGCTGCAGCAGACGCTCGACACAAAGGGTGAGGACGCGGCTCTCGCTGAGCTGCACGGGTACGTCAACCCGACGCACGACACTCCCGCCGCTCATCACACGCCGTCGACACCGTCGACGCCAGCTGCTCCCACTGGGTCGGGTGAGCCGCTTAAGATCACGCATGGGTTGATTCACGCGAAGCATGACACCGGTGCGACGATCGCACAGTCGACGACCGGAACGAAGATCGTCTGGAACGGTAACTCGTACGACATCATCACACCCAGTGGTGACAACGGCGATAAGGGTGTCAAGAAGAGTAAGCTCTACGCTCTTCTCAACACGAAGTATCAGTACGCGCAGTGGAAGAAGCCAAGCGCGACACCGTCGCACACGCCGACTCCGACGCCTGCGGCACCCACTCCGCACGTTCCACACACGAGTGACTCGTCGCATCTCAACGATCAGCTCGATGACGCGTTTGGTCCGCTCAACACGGGACTCGCGCCGGCACCGACCGGCGTGTCCACGTCGACGGTGGACAGCGAGTACGGTGGCATCGTTGTCACGCCGGCATCGATGATGGCGATGTGGAACGCCAGTGGCGGTGGCAACATCGCGCAGGCGATCGACAAGAACGGCGTCAAGTACACGGTCTCGAAGGCGTCACACACGTCTGGGATGTTCTCTGTCTCGAAGGGTGACTCTCCCGACAAGGAACTGCTGACACACCCGGAGATGAAGGAATTCGCCGAGTCCAAGGGTCTCATGGACTGGCACCTCTTCACTGGCAACCTCATGAACGCGCCGCATGTCGCGCCTCCCACGCCCGTGGCGCCGACGCACACGCCGAGTGTTGTGACCGCGGCCGACGTGCCATCGGCGACGAAGACGCAGCTGTACAACTACTTCAAGGCGGAGAAGGTCTCACCTGCCTGGTCCGGTGCGAAGATCTACGCGAGCATGCACGCCGCCAAGGCGAAGATGGCGGGTGATCCTAAGGTCGCCGCACTCTCCGACTCCGAGATGCTCAAGGTACTCGACATCGTTGAGTCGGGCAAGAAGGCATCGGTCAACAACCACGCGTACGAGAACAAGGTCAAGGAATGGCTGAAGACGCCGAATGGGCAGAAGGCGTTCAAGCAGCTCAACCCCGCGATCTCGACGCCGCCACCGTCGATCGCGAAGAAGGTCGCGAAGAAGGCGTCGCCCGGCCTAGGTACACCCGCTGTTAGTGACCCACTGGGTAACACTGACGTCGCCTCGAGCATCAATCAGACAACCGTGTTCACCGCGTTTAAGAACGCGACGTATGGCAAGTACCTCAACGATAAGCCAGAGCACATCTACTGGAACGCCGTCCAGCAGTCGAAGGTGACACCGAACTCTACGCCGGGATCTATACTCACGGTCGTCGACGCGCAAAGCGCGAAGAAGTTCGGCGTCCCGGATGAGAAGAAGTTCAGCGAGAAGGTCAAGAAGTGGCTGGCGACTCCGAGTGGTAAGAAGACGGCCGAGGAGATCAAGGCAGGCACGTACTCGCCGATCGTTGCGACGCCCTCGTACTCATCGTACGGTGGCAGCAGCTACGGTGGGAGCTACACCCATCCCGCGAACACACCGCTCAATGACAAGATTCCGCCGATCCAGAAAGTTGAGCCGTACGACCCAAGCAAGAACTACACGTGGAAGAAGGGAGCGGATCCTAACTTCCCCACCATCAATCACTCGCAGGCACAGAAGATGGTGGACAGCTGGAGTGCATCACAGGGTCCGCTGAAGGCGAATCAGAAGTCCGCACTGCGTAAGTACACCGGTAACTCGTACTCAGACATGAACGACTACCTGCGTGGATACTCAGGCGCGACGGACACGACACACAAGGACGTGCAGACGGCGCAGGCGGGTATGCGTCTAAGTGAGCAGCCGATCACTCTTCACCGGGGTAACGGCTGGTTCAGTGGGTGGACGAATGTCGCGCAGGTGAAGAGTCACCTCGGTGAGGACTTCCACCAGGAGGCGTTCTTCTCCTCCAGCATCGGTGGCAAGAGCGCGTTCTCTGGTCCCATCAACTTCGTCATCGAGTGTCCGCCAGGTACTCCCATGCAGTACGTCAAGACGTTCAGTAAGTTCGGTGGCGAAGACGAGATGCTACTCGGCGGTAACCTCACATACAGGGTCGTTGAGGTCATCGAGGGTAACGCCGCGCCGGACGGCAGCCAGCACTACAACACGAAGGTGACGGTTCGTCTTCGCGTGATTCCGCCCTCTGCCAACCAGATCTCTTACGGGAGTGCCGTGTCATGAGCAAGTTGCCACCGTGGGCAGACGGGTCCGACATGGCGTTCGTACCCGTTGAGCTCGCGGACCAGGGAGTGTCATTCGCCGAGTACGCCTCGGGAGACGTCGCATCACCCGACGGTGAGAAGACACTCAGTGATGATGAGGTCAATCGCGTTCTCGCCGGTGATCTCAACCCACTGGGTGTTGGACCCGAGCACATCACGGCTGCGGGTGACACCGAGCACACGGGTGTGATGATCGCACTGTTGCCCAGTGAGGACGACATGGAGCGGCTTGCCGTTCCGGGTGGTGAGGACGACGAGGAGCTTCACCTCACACTCGTTTACCTGGGTGATGCGGCAAAGATCCCACCGTCGACGCGTGAACGCATCATCGCGAGTGTGACACGCGTCGCGCGTGAGACGCCGGTGATCGACGCCAATGGCTTCGGCACCGCGATGTTCAACACGCAGGACGGCGAGAAGGACACATGCGTCGTGTTGTTGGTCTCCGGTGACGAGCTGGCCAACGCGAAGAAGCGTCTCTGCCAGGACATCGACCCCATCATGTATGATGCCGCGGGGATGCCTGAGCAGCACGAGCCGTGGGTTCCGCACATCACCCTGGCGTACACTGATGACACCGCTCTAACGTCGACGTTGACCAACCGTGAGGGACCCATTCGGTTCGATCACGTGCGCATTGCGTTTGGCGGAGAGGTGACTGACTATCCGTTGTATGATGGCACTGCGACTTCTGACACTGCACAGGAAGAGCTTGTTGAGGAGGCGCCCGCGATGGCTGCCGATGGAAAGGTTCACGGAGTCGACGTCACGCTCGCTGGTAAGAAGGAGAGCGACGTCAACCTTCCGGGCGGTAATCACAACCTCAAGGACTACTGGACGCACGGTGCCGGTGCGGCGAAGATCGGGTGGGGTACCGATGGTTCGTTTGCACGTTGTGTTGCACAACTCGGTAAGTACGTCAAGAATCCACAGGGCCTGTGCGCCGAGTATCACAAGGCCGCCACCGGCGAGTGGCCCACACAGGGTGGCAAGCATGGCATTCCATCGGAGGTCGACATCACCACACTCGAGACGGTCACCGCAGACGCCGACACGATCGACATCGAGGTCGAGCTTGGTGACTACGACGGTGGCTGGGAGGGCCCACTCGCCGTTGAGGACAGTGACACGGGTGACGGTCGCATGTTCTCCGGCGGCTCACTGACGTGGGGTGACACCCAGGAGACGATCCATCCCTTCCAGTGGGCAGCGTCGAACCTCGGCGAGCACAAGGGCTCCGTCACCGCGGGTCGCATCGATCGGATCTGGCGAGCACCCGACAACCCTCGCGTCATCATGGGCAAGGGTCGCTTTAACCTCAACGACCCAGACGGTCTCCGTGCGTTCCGCCAGGTTCGTGACGGCTTCGCGGGTGGTGTCTCCATCGACCCGGACCAGGTGACCGATGCGGATGTCGAGCTCGAGTTCGCGATGGGTGAGGATCCCAACAATCCGTTCGCCAAGCCGACGAAGACGATCTTCCACGCGGGTCGACTTCGTGGTGCGACGCTCGTTGCCTTCCCGGCCCTCATCGAGGCGGCCATCAAGCTAACGAAGAAGGGTGAGTCCTCCGCGGTCGTGGCGAGCGTCACCGACGAGCCGTGGAAGTCGCTCGAGCATGAGCTGCGACTGGGCGATGATGAGCTCGACGGTCTCGTCGCCGCCGGCGCGTTCGCGTACGTTCGCGACATCGACGACGTGGTCAGCCGCCAGCAGTGCCGCTTCCTTCACCACGAGATCGACGAGGACGGGCAGCCCGGTCGCGCGTCGCTCGTCGCCTGCGCGAAGCACATCGAGTCCATCAACGCGGGTCGTACGTTCGGACTCGCGGATCACGAGGTGCGATTTGCGTACGACCACATGGCGCGGCACTTCGCGGACGCCGGTCGCATTCCCCCCGCACTGACGTTGAAGACCGATGCAGTGACCGCAGCGGTCCCGCAGTCGGCTCCGCTCGAGTGGTTCGGCAATCCCAACCTCACTGGGCCGACGCCGATCACCGTCACCGAGGACGGTCACGTCTTTGGTCACGCGGCGACGTGGGGATCGTGTCACACCGGCTTCGCCGACACCTGCGTCACACCACCGATGGAGAACGACTACTCGTACTTCACCACGGGTGAGGTGCTCACCGCGGAGGGACACCGTGTCGCCGTTGGACAGATCACGCTCGGAACGTCGCACGCCGCCACTCGCGGACTCTCCGTTGCCAAGGCCATTGATCACTACGGTGACACGGGTACCGCGGTGGCTGATGTCACCGCTGGGACGGATGAGCATGGCATCTGGGTGGCTGGTGCCGTGCGGCCTGGTGTGCATGCTGAGCAGCTTCACGCTCTACGTGCATCCGCTCTCAGCGGCGACTGGCGACGCATTGGTGGCTCTCTTCGGATGGTCGCTCTTCTGGCCGTCAACGTCCCGGGCTTCCCGATTCCGCGCACTGGCACGGCACTCGCCGCGGGCAAGCAGGTCTCGCTGGTGGCGGCCGGTGTTCTGGATCGCACGACGATGACCTTCGATGACGAGATCGCGCTACTCGCCGGAGACTGCGGCATCGGCGTGCACCCGAAGATGAAGAAGTACAAGAACATGGCGGAGGAACTTCTCGCTCTGTCCGCCGAGATTGGAGAGTAAGTCATGGGTTGTGGATGTGGTGGCGGTGCCGTGCAGGCACTGAACTCGCAGGAGGTCAACGCGATGCTCGCGGCCGCCCAGCAGGAGGCACAGCAGGCCGCGAAGAGTGAGATCGAGGCGATGGTCGCGTCCGCCCAGCAGGCCGCCGCCAACGCCAGCAGTGGCTCTGGAGTCATCGCCACACAACAGTAGTTCACACGGTTTGCTCATAGCACGGAGATCGATGTACTGTAGCTCTAGCTTTTCCGCTACCACGCAGTGAGGTCATACATGCCTGACGAGAACAAGGGAGTGTCCTTCCCGGAGGATGTGACCTCTCTGTCCGATGCGGAGCTTGCCGGTCTACGCGACTCCGCGGTCGCCGAGTTCCAGAAGCTCTCCGCCGGCGAGGTCGATGCGGCCACGATGGAGGTTCTCCGCCCGCTGGCCGCCGGCATCAAGACGGTGAAGAAGACCATCGAGTCTCGCGCCGCCGCCGCCGCCCAGAACGCCGCCGAGCTCGCCTCGATGACCGAGATGGTCGGTGAGGTCGCCGCGGAGATGGCCAGCAAGGACGACAAGGACAGCGACAAGAACGGCGAGAAGGATGCGGTCACCGCCGGCGCCGTTCCGCAGGGTGGCGCGACCACCAAGCCGCGTGAGAAGGGTACCCGCGGCCTCAATGTCCCACTGAGCGAGGTCGCCATCCGGCAGCCCGCGCCGGCGACCGGGCAGGTCATCGGTCAGCGCCGCGAGTCGGTGCTCGTCGCATCGGCCGACATCCCGGACTACGGCGTCGGTTCGAAGCTCGACGACATGGACACGCTCGTCGCAGCGATGCAGTCGCGGGCACGCAGCCTGCCGATCCTCCGCCGTGGTGATGACACCACGCGCTACCCGATCGCGTCGCTGCAGCGGAACTTCAAGCACACGCTCGACCTGAACGCAACGCCGGACGAGGTTAACCAGGTGATGAAGGACGTCACCGACGTCGACTCACTGGTCGCCGCCGGTGGCTGGTGCTCGCCGTCCGAGATCTCGTACGACTTCTACAACATCGTCGCGGTCGACGGCATCCTCGACCTCCCGACCGTCGGCGTCAACCGCGGCGGCATGCGCTGGCCGGTGTCGCCGAGCTTCGGTGACCTCGTCGGCAACGCGGCGATGTGGTCTTGGTCCGAGCAGCAGGACATCGCGGCCGTCACCGGCACCGCGCAGTCCGGTACCAAGACCTGCGCACGCGTTCCCTGCCCGTCCTTCAACGAGGCTCGCCTCGGCTGTGATGGTCTCTGCCTCACGGTGGGCAACCTCACGGAGGATGCGTACCCCGAGCTCATTGCGAACCACACGCGGCTCCTCTTCGCGGCCAACGCCCACAAGATGAACGCGAAGCGGATCCAGCAGCTCGTCACCAACTCCACCGCGGTCACCGGCACCTTCGGCTCCGCCGGCTCTGGTGTGGTCGCACCCGTCCTGGGCGCGCTCGAGCTCTCCGCGATCGACTACCGCGAGAAGTACGCGATGGCCGACGGCGCGATCCTCGAGGTCATCCTTCCCCGCTGGCTCCGCGCCGTCATGCGGTCGGACATGCGCAAGCGGACCCGCGAGAACACGTCGATGCTCTCGATGACGGACGCCGCGCTGATGGCGCTGTTCGACGCGATCGGCGTTCGCATCCAGTGGGTCGGCGACTGGCAGACTCGCCAGACCGGCACGTTCGGTCTGGGTGGCGCGGCCTGGGCGAAGGCGTGGCCAACCACGGTCGACTTCATGATGTACGCCCCCGGCACCTGGGTGATGGGCCAGGGCCTGCGCCTCGACCTCGGCATCATCCGCGACTCGATCCTCAACTCCACCAACGACCACACGGCCGAGTGGATGGAGGAGTGCTGGCTGATCGCCCAGATCGGTCACGAGTCGCGCAAGGGCACGATCAACATCTGCCCGGACGGCACCGTGGGTGCCGCCGACCTCACCGCCTGCGACGTTTAAACCCAACGGAATCCCACTGGGTGTCTGACGAGCATGTGAGGAGGTCAAGATGCCGGTCTCAAGTCGCCCGCTTCGCATGTTCGTCGATCCACCTCGGCGACAGCCCATGCCCTATGGGTTGTTCACTGTGGTGGATGAGCGCCCGGTGGATGATCCGCATCTGCTGCAGGGTGTCGAATACCAGCCACTCTGCGGCGGCGCGGGTAGCACGTTCGACTACTGCGTCACCGGTGGTCCCGGTCCGGGCTTCTACCCGACGGGAAGTCGGCAGTTCCGAGGAGCGACGCCGTTCACGGTCTTCACTGAGATCGACTGTGCCCCGGTGGGTGACACCTGGGCGCAGGCAGGTGAGGACGCCAAAAACCTGCTGATGACGACAGAGGAATACCAGGTCGAGCGAGCCTTCTGGACCGGTCAAGTCGGTGGGCTCGATAACCAGATGTATCCACACCTCGCGGCGAACGCGGCGGTGACGACTCCGGTCGTCACCAACGGTCTTCAGGTCACGCTGCAGACGCAGGCCGTCATCGTCTCGGGTGGGCCACTGAGCCCGGTCGCCGCGATCGGTCTCCTCGAGGGTCAGATCGCCGCGTGCTACGTCGGCCAGGCCGTCATTCACGTGCCGGAGACCGCGATCCCCGCGCTGGCCAACCTCAACATGCTCCGTGAGCGTGGCGGCGGCCTCTACACGCAGAACGGCAACCGACTCGTCGCGGGTTCCGGGTACCCCGGCACGTCACCCAGTGGGGTGACGCCGCAGGCCGGCACGACGTGGATGTATGCCACCGGACAGCTCTTCATGTACCGCGGTCCGATTCAGATCGTGGCACGTGAGGAGGCATCGCTCGACCGAAGCACGAACACGCTGAAGATGCGCGCGTACCGTACGTACGTCCTCGGCTGGGACTGCTGCCACTTCGCCGTCCAGATCAACGCAGGGTAGTGAGGAAGGCATGACGGATCGTCAGATCTCGCCCATCAAGGCCAAGGTGATCCGGGCCGTCAAGCTGGACACCTGCGGCAACCCGGTCACCGGTGCGTCATCGTCGATGCTGGTGACGAAGGGCTTCACCTCGATTCAGCTCTCCCCGGACTACGAGGAGGGTCAGGAGTTCATGCAGAAGCTGGCCGACGGCACGGCGTGCCTCAACCAGAAGGACCCGGCGTTCCTCAAGCGGATCGGCATCGAGGGTCACTTCTGCACGATGTCTCCAGACCTCATCCAGATGCAGACGGGCTACACAGAGATCTTCACCGGCTCCGGTCCCGTCACCGGCACGGGTCTCATGTTTGACAACCGCGTCCTTGACGCGCGCTACTCGCTCGAGCTCTGGCAGCCCGTCGGTGGCGTCGGCGCCTGTGACGCGAGCGGCAACACGTACTATGTGTACTGGGCGTTCCCGAACGTGACCAACGGCAAGATGAACGCCTGGACTTTCCAGAACGACGTCTTCGACTGGGTCGTCGCCAACGAGACCGACGGCGCCGGCTACCAGTGGGGTGACGGCCCGGGAGCGAGTACGTGGCTACCCGCGGGTGTCACCGTGCCGGCTGGCACGCATGGCCTCTTCAACATCACGACGACTCCGCCGCCGGCCATCACCGCCGGTGCCGTGGCGCTCGTCTAAGGAGTCGATGGAGGAGCGCACATGACCGCCGTCGGCTACACGGGAGGCGATCCCAACAAGGTCGACGTCGCTGGCGACACGATGACGGGTCCACTGGTTCTTCCAGCGGACCCGGTGTCACCTCTCCAGGCGGCGACGATGCAGTACGTCGACGCTCGCTCAGGTGGTGGTGGCGGAGGTGGCAGTGGAACACCCAGTAACACCGTCGTCAGTGAGACGTCATACTCTCAGTCAGCTGCCGCTGGAGTTGCGACCACGTACTCTCGTGGTGACCACTCGCACGGTACGACCGCTCTTCCAACACCTGCGGCGATCGGTGCGTCTCCCACAAGTCACAACCACACCGGCACCTATGATCCGGCTGGTTCTTCTGCCTCGGCTCTGGCATCGGCACTCGCTGCCGATGTCCCACTGGGCGGTAACACGCCTTCTGCCGTCACGATCACGGGTTCGGGTGCAGCTGGTGCGTCGGGATCTTCGTCGCATCAAGATCATACGCATGCCGGTCCGGGGTTCGGTAGCGTAACCGCTCAGACCAGCTTCGGGGCGTCCGCTGCGGACGGCGTAGCCTCCACCGTAGCACATTCTGACCATACGCATGGAACGCCAACGGCTCCAACGATACCCTCCGCTAGTGCCACCGTAGCCGCCGAGACATCGTACGGTATCTCGTCTGCGGCCGGTGCCGCCGCGACGTACAGTCGCGGTGATCACACACATGGCTCACCGTCGCTGACGGCCAACACACCCACCGCGAGTGCGGTGGGTGACACCGGCGTGGTAGGCACCGGGACCACGCCGGCGAAGGATGATCACAGGCACGCGCGTGAGTCCTTCGGCGCGGTGACCGCGCAGACGTCGTACGGCAGCTCGAGTGCCAACGGCGTCGCGACGACGATCGCGCGCAGTGACCACACACATGGCACGCCGTCTCTCGCATCGACGACTCCGACGGTGAGCGCCGTCGGTGACTCTGCGGCGATTGGCACCGGCACCACCGCGGCAAAGTCTGATCACGTTCACGGTCGTGAGGCATTCGGAAATGTCACGGCACAGACGACCTTCGGCGCATCGAGTGCTAATGGCGCGGCTACGACGCTATCTCGCTCGGATCACACTCACGGTACGCCGTCGCTGGCGTCACCCACGTTCACCGGAACGCTGACGGGTCCACGACTCATCTTGCCTCCCGTCGCGCTCACGGACGCGGCGACGATCGCAACGGATGCCTCACTGGGTAACCACTTTCGCGTGACGCTCGGTGGCAACCGCACGCTCGGCAACCCGACGAATCCGGTGGACGGACAGCGCGTCATCTGGGAGATCATCCAGGACGCGACGGGTAGTCGGACGATCACGCTCGACACCGCGTTTGCGCTCGGCACCGACATCACAGCCGTGACGCTAACGACGACAGCGAGTAAGCGCGACTTCGTCGGTGCCGTGTACAACTCTACCGCGTCAAAGTGGTACGTCATCGCCCTCTCACGGGGGTACTAATGACCATCACGCTCAGTGCCGTCGCTACCCCGCGAACGGGCAGCTCATCTACACCTGCGTTCGCGGCTCCGGCCGGTGTGGGATCGACGAGCATCATCGCGATCACATTCTTCATCGATGGCGCGACAACGATCAGCGCGCTGCCCAGTGGGTTCCTTCACGCGCGTGGGTCACCCATCTACAACAACGTGAACAGCCACAGCCTCAACGTCCTGTGGGCGCGTAACCCGGTTGGCGGCACGTACACCCCGACGCTCTCGGGAAACGCGTACTCGGAGGGCTGCGCGTTTCGCTACGAGGGTTGCGTCACGTCCGGCGATCCGTGGGACACGAACACCGGAACGGGAGCCGCGGCGGCGGCAGACCCACTCGCCGGCACGGTCACGCCATCCGTCTCGATCACCACGCAGGCCGCGAATGAGATGGGTATCCACGTCGTGACCGACTGGTCCGGTGGCTCTTGGTACGCCACATCGGGTGGCTTCACGAAGGAGCACCCGACCGCCGGCATGGTTGGCCTGGTGTCGATGTTTGATAAACTCTTTGGTGCGGCCGGTGGCAGCGGTTCGGTAACGGCGACGTGCACCGGCAACGACAAGCGAACGGCGTGGCTGGGTGCTCTCATCCCGGCCGGTGCAGCGGCGGGACCTCCGCCCAACGGCTTCTTCAGCTTCTTCTAGGAGGTGGGCAGTGACGGTAAAGCCGCGTGGCTCGGCCACGACGCTCACCGCGCAGTTCTTCCAGTACCCAGGTGGTCCACTGCAGGACGTCACGGGACTGACGCTCAAGATCACACGCGTTAGTGACGGTGTCATGATCGTGAACACATCATCCGTGAATCACCTCGCACTCGGCACGTATTCGTACACCTGGGCCATCGATGTCGGTGCCTCACTGGGTGACTATCTTGTGGCGTGGCACGCGAATGAGGGTGATGCAGTTGAGACGATCGGAGTGGTTGAGGCTGCAGGTTCGATCGGTTCCGGACCATGTGACACGCTGCCCGTGCTGTGGGTTGGGAACTGCATCTCCAGCCTGGATCCGGCTGTTACTGGATCTGCCCTCCAGGCAGCATCTGAGCTGATCTGGACACAGTCTGGACGTCGTTTTGGCCTCTGTACGCAGGTACTACGTCCGTGTCGGCGTGAGTGCCAAGGGATGCCCTGGCCGGCATCCGACAACTTGTGGCCTAACGTCTGGCCGGGACAGACTTATCCGCTGCCCTTCTGGTGGAACGGACAGTGGCTCAACCTCACGTGTGGATCCTGCGTGTCTGAGTGCTCGTGCACAACGGTGGAGGAGGTCACTCTTCCCGGTGGTGTGTATCAGGTTCTCCAGGTTCTCGTTGACGGTGTGGAGCTTCCGGCGGCGAGCTACCGTCTGGATGATAACCGACTCGTCGTCCGTACCGACGGTGGCACGTGGCCGCTTTGTAATGACCTCAGCAAGGACGATGACCAGGTGGGAACCTGGTCCATCACCGCCCAGTGGGGAGAGCCACTCCCCGAGATCGGTAAGCTAGCCGTTGGCGAGTTGGCATGCGAGTTCGGAAAGTACCTAAGTGGACTGGAATGTAATCTTCCTCAGGCCGTTACGAGCATTTCGCGCCAGGGAGTCTCACTCTCCTTTGGCGATCCTGAGGCGGCGCTCGATGCCGGGCGCCTTGGCTTGCAGTTCACCGACATGTTCCTTTCCGCATACAACCCTGGAAAGCTCCAGGCGCGTAGCCAGGTCTACTCCGTTGACGGTCCGAATCCACGTCGGGCAGGCTCGCAGTGAGTGGGACGTTTTCGGTGGCGCTACAGGCCATTCTGACTTCCGTGCGTGGACAGCTGCGTGTGACTCCCACTGGGTGGCCAGACTCAGCGCGGGAGTACGTCGTTCCCGGCCAGCTGGCGTGGGACGAGTGCGAGTGTGGGTTGCTTGCCATCGAGTGGTTGAGCGCACCGTACAGCTTTGGCCTGCCCAACACTCGGCAGGCACTGGCCGACGGCTGCAAGCCACTGCTTGCGCTGCAGATCCAGGTAACGGTGCTACGATGCGCACCGAGTCCGGGAACGCACGGGGAGCCACCGTCGCCTGAGGCTCTTGCAGCCGCAGCTGAGACGAATCTGGATGACCTCGAGGCGGTGCTCATCGGAACGGCCACCGCGGTGAAGACCCTCGAGGAGACGAACGTCATCGTGCAGTACGCGCTCAACGCACCTACTCCAGCGGGTCCCGAGGGTGGCTGTGTTGGCGTCGTGCAGCAGCTCTTCATTGGCTTCCCGAACCGATGGGGACCGTGCTGATGGGTAAGGGCAAGGTTCGTCACGAGTACAACCCACGCGCGATGCACGCGATTCTCGCGGCGCCGGGTGGTGGCCTCGAGAAGAACATGTTCCTCCGCGCCACAAAGATCCAGGCGCAGGCGCGGAAGAACCTCCAGCGCGCACCCACGCGCGTTAAGACCGGTCACCTTCGCGCGTCGATCCTCATCGTGCCGTACAAGGCAAAGGGCTACACTGCGTTCCGCGTCGGCTCAGATCTCAACTACGCCCGGTACGTGCACGACGGCACGGGGATCTACGGTCCAAAGCATCACCTGATCACTCCTAAGTCGGCGCACGTGCTGGCGTGGCACGGAAATGAGGGTGAGTTCGTCTTCGCAAAGCACGTCAAGGGAATGCGACCCAACCCGTTTCTTCGTGATGCACTGGCGGCCGGTAAGCTGTGATGTGTGTCAAAAACCGGCAAGTTGATCTTAGATGAACGCACACGGCACTGGGCAGTTTACGGTAGACACATGGCAGTAATGGACTTCGCCGAGGGTGACAAGATCCCCGAGTTCCAGGTGGGACCGGAGAACCACTTCGTGTGTGTTCCCGACATCCCACTGGGCATCATGCAGCAGATCAAGGGCTTCAAGAACATCGAGGAGAAGATCAGCGAGACGGGCAACATGGAGCCGGTTCTTCAGATCTTCGACCAGCTGCTCGAGACTCAGTCGGCCATTCTCTTCCGCGAGCTCGTCGGTTCGCGTGTGATCGGTTTCAAGCGCATCTCGAAGATCATCCCGTGGATCCTCGAGGAGTACGGCATGGGACGCCCTACACAGCCGTCGTCGCCCTCATTGAGTGGCTCGAGCGACGACGGAACTGGTACGTCTTCGTCTCTTGGTCAGCCGGGCGGGGTATTGATGCTTGGCAGCTCTCAGGAGAGTCTGCAGGACGCACTCTAGATCTCGCGCACTGGTACATCCTCGAGAACATCGATGAGAAGGAGAGGGAAAAGGTGAACGCTCAACTCTCCGGCCCTCGCCTTACCGATGCGCATCGTGTGGCACAGCTCAAGGCACAGGACCCGGACATGCCACCGACACCGTGGTGGTGGGATGACGATGATGACGCCGCCGAGTCGTCCATCATGGCCGCACGTCAACTTGGCCTAGCGACCTAGGAGCGGCGATGACTGGGCCGATCGATAAGGCATACGTGGAGATCGAACCGGATCTTCACGGGTTCGATAGTGAGGTAAAGCGAGAACTCGATCAGTCGTTTCACCGGATCGAGGATAAGCTTGATGATCTCATTGACACTATTGAGAAGTCTTTCGATCGGCTCGTTCTCGTGCTTGACGCCAACTTTGGTCAGCTCGAGCATATCGCGAAGAACACGTTCGATGAGATCCACGACCAGGCGCGTAAGGCCGGTCGCTCGATCGCCACGGACATCGAGGTCGGCACCAAGATCGCAAAGCACGAGATCGATGATCTCGCGGACAACGCTCATCACGACTTCAACCGGATCCAGCGTGACGCACGCGGTTCCGGTTTCTCGATCAGCACAATGTTCACATCGATCGGCAAGGCCATCGGCACGCTCTTCCAGAGCATCTCGTCGATTGGCTCGCAGATCGGCCAGATTGGCTCGCAGGTCGGTGACCAGGCCGGTAAGATCAGTGGCAGCATCGGGCAGATTGGCAGTGGCATTGGCTCGGTGCTGCAGTTCTCACTGTTCGCAATCGGCATCCCACTCGTCCTCGGCCTCGCCGGTGCCCTCACGCAGCTTGCCGGGGCCCTCGCTGCACTTCCCGCCGCAGCGGGAGTTGCGGCCGCCGCGATCCTACCTCTCGTTCTCGCGTTTCACGGGTTCACAGACGCCATTGGTGCGATCATTGAGGGTGACCCCGAGAAGATCAACGAGGCACTAAAGAAGCTCTCTCCCAGTGCGGCGAGTGTCGCCAAGGAGTTTCAGAAGCTCGTCAAGCCGTTCAGTCAAATCCAGCGTCTCGCGCAAGAGGCGCTGTTTAAGCCACTCGTCGGCACGCTAACGCAACTGGCGAACGCGGTGTTGCCGGCACTTCGCACCGGTGTCCCTATCGTGGCGAGTGCGTTCGGTAACCTCTTCGCGCAGCTCGCTAAGCTCTTCGAGAATGCGCAGACGACGGGTGCGTTGAACCAGCTCTTCGCGACGACGGGTCGCATCATTGCGAACATGACACCCGCGATCGTTAATCTCGTTGACGTCCTGGGTCGGCTGTTCATCACTGGTCTTCCGTTCGTCGAACGCTTCTTCGCCGTCATCGCCGACGGCATCAACTCGTTCTCCAACTGGCTCTCTAAGGCGGAGGACG